GGACAAGAAGCTAATATACCTGACCGTTGACCAAGATGAGGCGGATGAGACCCGTGTTGAAAAGGTGTCGTTTGTTGATTCGCCTGCCATACAAAGGGGCTGGATGGCGTTTAACAATCAGCAACGGTTCAAGGTGCAGAGTGAGGATAGGCGCATCGTATCGGGTGCGCTCATGGTGGCGGGTCTGCCGATATATCGGAGGGATGAGGCGGGTGAGTATTACGTGTCGTTCACGGCATCGGCAATTCAGGCCATCGTTTACAAGTTCATGAAGGAGAACAGAACCAAAGAGGTGAACGAGATGCACGAGACGGACGTTGACGGGGTGTTCCTTTTTGAATCGTTCATCATTGACCAAAGCCGTGGAATCAAAACCCCCGAAGGATTTGACGAACTGCCTGACGGTTCATGGTTCGGGTCGTTCAAGGTTGAGAACGATGAGGTGTGGAAGAAAGTAAAGGACGGCACTTACACGGGCTTCAGCGTGGAGGGTCTGTTCACGGAGGACATGGAAAAGAACATTGACGAACGGGTACTGGCCGAAGTGATACGGGTGTTGACAGAGACAAACTGAACAGGCACGGCAATAGGTGCATTTATCCGCAACAAAAGCACAATCATGGAAATTCAGGACAGAGTTAAAGCCAAGTTGGGCGAAATCAAAAAATTGCTTTTTGCCGATGCGACTCCGCAAAAGTTTGTTGAGGCTACCCTTGTTGACGGTACGGTTGTAAGTGTTGAGCCTGCCGTTGAAGTGGGCGCAGTTGTTTCGGTTATCGGTGACGGTGGCGAGATGCTACCCGCACCCGATGCAAGCCATGAACTTCAGGACGGTACATTGGTTGTGACCGAGGGCGGTATCATCGTTGAGATTGTTGCCGTTGCTGAAGAACCCGCTGCACCTGCTGAGGCCGCAGCCGAACCGAACAAGCCTGCCGCGTTGAGTGTCGATGACATTCAGGCCGCTGTTATGGCTAAGGTATCGCAGAGCATAGCCGAGCGTATCAACTCCATGAAGTTCGCAGCCGCTAAGGACGTGGCTGCCTTGAAGAAAGAGAACGGTGAACTGAAGAAAGCACTTGGCGAACTGGCCGATGTTTTTGAAACGTTCGCAACTGCACCCGTTGACGAACCGAAAAAGAAAGTCAGCAACCCATTCAAGGCCGAAAAGCCAAACGAAAACATTGACAGGTGGTTGTCAATGCGCAAACAGAAGTAAACCCTCAACCAATTAAACAATAGAAATCATGGGCTTTAATGTTCAAGGACTGGTAAATTACATTGAGGAACAAAAGTTCCCGCTGATGGCACGCACCATCAACTCTGCAAAAATGATGCAGCTTGTTGAGGTTATGCCAAACGTGAAAGGCCCGACCAAACTGCCGCTTTTGGCGCAGTCGGTTTTCTTCCAAGCGGATGACTGCTCATTCGTGGCAACAGGTACATCTACCTTCACACAGCGCACGCTCACTCCTGGCAAGGTGAAGCTGAACAGCGAATGGTGTCCGAAGGATTTGGAGACGAAGTTCTACGTGGCGCAGATGCGTGCAGGTTCGCACAGCGAGACCGTGCAGCCTGAGGACGTGTGGCGCAAAATCACCGAGACCTATCTTGCTGAGGTGGCCATCGAAATCGAGAAGAACATTTGGCAGGGTTCCGTTTTGGCCCCAACCTCCAACAACGGTTCTTACTGGGATGGTTTCATCACCACCATCGGCAGCGGTTACATTGACGCTAACGTGGCAGGTATCTACTCCAACACCCCGCTGACTGGTTCGTTCACAGCGACCAACGCGGAAGAGATGGCATTCCGTCTGTACACGGCCCTTGCCAACAACGGCCTGACCAAGTATAACGACAACGTGGCCTTTATCGGTTACGATGCTTACGCAGCTTTGCAGGCATCGCTCATTAAAGGCGGCAGCACCAACGGTGTGCAGATCAACAGCGGTGGAGGCAACCCCGATACTGATGCCATCGAGGGTATCATGTTCCCGGGTGTGAATCTGAAGTTCATCCCTGTGCATGGTCTGACAAGCACGAACAAGGCATACGCAGGCCGTGCGTCAAACATGTTCATCGGTGTGGACGCGGAGTCTGACTTTGACAGCCTCGAAGTGTGGTACTCTAAGGATGACCGCAAGGTGAAGGTGGCGATGGAGTTCAAAGTAGGAACACAGGTTGCCTTCCCGAACGAAATCGCTGCAATCGTTCTGTAAATCACTAAGGGGGTGGGTTAACGCTCACCCCCTTTAACACTACACAAAGATGAGTTGTGCATTAACACAAGGGTTCACACTGGACTGCAAAACAGCGGTAGGTGGCATCAAATCGGTACGCTTTGCCCGTCTGTCAGACTACAAAGGGCTTGCGGCAGTAGTGTCAACGGGGCAAATCCAATCGTTCGGTTCTGCAAGTGCGGTGTTCCGTAAGTACGAACTGGACAAAGAGGAGTCTTCATTCAGCGATGACCCGACACCAGGAAGCAACAAAGGGACGCTTTACTACGTGCCAACGCTTACTTTCATCCTGTCACGTTTGGACACAGCCAAGCGTAACGAGATGCAGCTACTGGCTAAGAACCGCGTTGTTGCCATCCTTGAAACGAACGAGTCAACCCCGTCCTATTGGGTGATTGGTTACAACAACGGACTAGACTTCGCAAGCGGAACGGGTGCAAGCGGCACGGCATGGGCAGACCTTAACGGCTACACCATGACCTTCAGCGGCATGGAGCCTGACCCGATGTTGGCCCTGCCCGTCAACCTGTTGGCAAGCATCACAGCCTAACGGTTGACACATAGAATCAGAGGAGCCGCCTTAGTGCGGCTTTTCTTTTGAACGAAAACGGGCTTTATTGCATTTAACCTAAACACGCCCATCATGGCATCTACAATAGTCAACGCAACCCTTGCCGTAACGATAACCGAAGCGGTCACGCTCAACGGGAAGTCCTACGGGAACATCAATAACCTCAGCATCCCGAACGTTAACGAGGTTGATCAGCGCATCATGACCATCCCTACTTCGCAGGTGGCGATTTTGGAGTACGGGTCAGCGGTCGCAGCGGGTACGTTTGTCGGGGCGAATGTCAAATACCTTCGCATCACCAACAAGGACGACACCAACTTCATCAGTTTGAAAATCGAGGACGGTGGCAGTGACCATGTATTCTTCAAATTGGAGGCGGGTAAATCGTTCATGCTGCACAATGACGACATTGAAGCGGCAAGTCCCTTCAGTGCATGGGCCAACATCGGAACTATTTCTGCCATCGCGGACACCGCGGCCGTGGACATTGAATACTTCATCGCCCTGACGTGATACGCATAACGAAAGCACAGGCCAACACCGTTGTCGTGACCACTACGGAGGTCGGGTCTGCGAGTTACTACCTGTTTGCTTTCGAGAATCAAACGTCCTTAGTTACGCAGTATTGCATCGCACAGGACACGAGCGCATTCCAAGGCCGTTACAACGCGTTCACCATCACCGAAAGCGCAACGCCCAACCCGCTAACGGGAGGCGTTACAATGGCATTGGAGGGCGAATGGAAGTACACCATCTATGCCAACACGAACGGCACGAACCTAAACCCGACAGGGCTAACGGCATTGGAGACGGGAATGTGCATAGTGACAGGAGTTAACGCGGCAACACCTACCTACACAGGTGCGCCCAACACATATACGGTTTACAATGGCTAACGAAGGACGTATGCGGGTGGTGACTTTGGCAGCGCACAAAGTGCCAGAGTTCAAAGAGGAGGCATCAAAGGAATGGGTTATCTACGGCACCGATGCCCCGTGGCGTAACCGATACCCTGACTACTTGCTCCATCCGTTCAACCGTTCGGCCAAGCATTACGCGATAGTCAACGGAAAGGTGGACTACATTGTTGGCAATGGGTGGAGCGTTGACGGAACAGGGCTTACTACGGTGAACCTTGCCCGTCTGCAAAAGTTCATCAATGAGCCGAACCCCGATGAGACACTGAACGAGATACTAGCGAAGGTGGCCGTTGATTTGGAAATTTTTGGAGGCTTTGCGTTGGAGATTATCCCCGACAAAAAAGGCGGCATGGCCGAGATACGGCACGCGGAGTTCGCGAAGTATCGCGTTTCAAAGGACGGAAAGCAATTCTTCTATTCAGAGGACTGGAAAAGCAGCACCCCTAAGGACGTGGAAACGATACCCGCGTTTGATTGGACGGAAAAGCCGAAGGGTAAACAACTACTCTACGTAAAAGCGTACCATCCACAGAGCGATTGGTATCCGTTGCCCCCGTACTTGGGTGCGGTTCCGTATATCGAGATAGACTACGAGATTGCCAACTTCCACCTAAGCAGCGTCAAGAACGGATTTGTTGCGGGTACGATGATTAACTTCTTCAACGGGCAACCAACGGAGGAGGAGCAACAAGCGATTGAGGACAAGATCACAGAGAAGTTTTGCGGCACGGACAACGCGAACAAAATCCTGCTAAACTTCAATGATAGCAAGGAGCAAAGCGCGGAGATTCTGCGCATGGACGGTAACGACTTCGACAAGCGTTTCGACATCCTGAACGACACGGTTAGGCAAGAGATATTCACGGGCCATCGCATCGTTGACCCTGCCCTGTTCGGCATTCAGGATACTGGTATGTTCACGAACAGAACGCAGATACGCGACAGCTACGAACTCTTTAAGAACACCTACGTAAACGGTCGGCAGCGATTCATCGAGTCCATATTCAACGGGCTTGCATCGTTGGCGGGATTCGAGAAGCGTCTAATCATTCAGGACACGGAGCCGATAACGGAGTCATTCAGCGAAAGCACTAAGGTAAGTGTGATGCAAACGGACGAAATCCGTGCAGCCATCGGCCTACCTGTTGAGAAATCAGATAACGCAGAGGTGGGAAGCGCAGAAAAACAAGCACAGGCATCACTGAAGGGCAGCGTTGGCGGTGTTGGCGGTGTGATTACCGTACTTCAGAACGTAAACAGCGGCCTTATCGCAGCATCTTCGGCCATAGAACTGCTCATCCAGTTGTACGGATTCGATGAGGCCATAGCTACGGCCATCGTAACGGGCCGAAAGGTCACGGAACAGCCGACCGTGGTGGCGCAAATGCAGCAAACCCTATCAGATGCACAGGAAGAAACGCAGCTTTGCGAATACTTCGCAGGTACGGGCCTATCACTGGACGAATACGAGGTCGTTAAACCCGTCAAAAAGGTACGCTTCAGGTCTAACGCGGAGGCTTTGAAGTCCGAGGATTTGGTTAAGCGTTACGGATTCGCGGAGGATGCGGTACTCTTTGGCGTGTTGGAAGAATTAAAGAAGAACCCGCTGACCACTTACGCGGCATTAGCGGAGGCGTTCGGTA